GTTCGCGTGGTCTTAGTCGGGGTCGAATCATCCAGCTCCCACTGCCCGTTTTCCGCAGTTTGCGATTCGATTTTGTCGCCCGCGATATTGACCGTAAACCCAGGGGTCAACCCCAGGTACGTATGTCCGCTTTCCCCGTTCGGCTGGAATCGCAATTGTCCAGCAGAGACGGTGCGCTTTTTTTGGCTAGAGTTTTCCACGATTTTCCCTTAAGTCGTTATCAATAAGGCCAGAATTCGGGTTCGATCTGGGTGGCGTAGGTCAGGATGTAGAGCCCCTGACCTACGTCGGGATAGCGATGATCTTCGTTCGGCATGAATAGCGCGCCGAACTCTGGGCCCGGCACGAAATGCGCCAGCGCCGCCATCACCGAGCTGACCAGCGCACCGGCTTCGTTCAACAGCCCCAATCCTTCGGCGGCCATTTCGACGTTGCGGGCATGGATGGCGACATACCAGGTCTGTCTGGGCGGCGTGCCGCCGGATAGAGCACCTGGGATGACATAGGCCGCCGGGCACACAGCGCCCAGCAGCTTGGTGAGTACGTCCAGGCTTGGGGCGTAGGCGATGCGCTGGAAGGCTGGGCACTGCCCCTGAAGGCGCTCCAGAATCGCGGCTCCGGCCGCAAACCAGTTTTCCGCGAGCGCGGTCATCAGTACGACGCCAAGGTGTCGGCCGAGAACACAGGATCGGGCGCGGAATAAGCGGGCGATCCGGCCGAAACCTCGGCGGCAGCGGCCGGCAATTGCAGCAACACCCGCCCAGCCGATACGTCCTTCAGAAAGCCCACCGCATCCTCATACGAATCCCGAACGCGCTCCGGTGCGCCGTCGTCATAGAGCCAGTACCGGGCCAGATCGCAAGCGGTTGCCATCAGCACGGTCGGAATCGGCGTGATAGGCAGCGCATAGCGACCGCCTAGGTAGCTATCGATCATCGAATCGGCGCGGGCCAGGACGGCGGCAATCACGTTGCTGTCCGCTACGCCATCCCGGTCGCGATCCGCGAGTTGCCGGATTTCGTCGGCCGCGAAGGCGTCTTCCAGATCGGCTTGGGTGGCGTAGGCCATGGCTTAACCCAACAGGATGGCGACATGTTCGGGTTTGATGACCGACACGCCCCAGCAAACCGAGACGTGATACACGTTCATTCGATAGCCCGGATAAGTCGCGAACTCCAGCATAATCCCGGAATTCGGATCGGCGACGGTCAGCCGGTCGCTGGCCAGATCGCCCTCGGCGGGGATAGCGGGCAAGCGGGTGGCCAGCAAAATCGAGTTGCGCGAAAAGCCGATGTTGGCGGCGTAGCTGTTGCCGACAGTGATTGCCGTATTGTCAGCCAGCGATTGTCGCAATCCCGGCGCCGCAATCGTCAACGAACCGCCCGACAGGGCAGAGGCGACGACATACTTATTGGTGTCGCCCGCAAACGTGATGATATCGCCCGCCAGAATGGTGCCGGTTCCGGTGTCGGCGGCAATCGTGGTGGCGCCGACCGAATAGCCGCCCGCGTTATTCACCAGATAGCTAGCGCCGGTGCCTTTGGTGACGGCCTGAACTTGCGCCGACTCACGCAGCGAAAAGCCGTTGATGTCCAGCAGCACTCCCTGGCGCTGGACCGAGGTATCGCCGACCATGTAGTTCTGCGCTTGCTTGCCGCGAATATTCGCGCCCGCAACCGTATTCATGATGAGCGATAGATCAGAGAGCGGCGCCCCGTTATCCGCCAGAATCTTGCGGGTTTGCGCCGCGTCGGAATAATCGCCAGCCGTCCCGAACGGCGCGGTGCCCGCCGTGCCATACGCCCGCGAAGCACCTTTATAAGCGGCTACCGCAATATCGGCTTCCATTTCGTTGACCGCCGCGCGGATCGCCTGAGCGATTTGATACTGCTTGAGCGTCAAAAAGCCGGGGCCGTAATCGACCGCTTTTTGTTCCTCGCCCGTCCAGGAGAACGGGAAAAAGCGCTGCTTGCTGATCGTCAGCGTCGCTTTGCCGATGACTTGATCCGACGCGGAAGGCAATGCCATCGCGGGGGTGATGTTGCCGCCGGCCGCATTAACCGGGCTGATCGGAATATCCAGCGTCTGGTTAGCCGCGACGCGATCCGCCGTCGAATCGCGTGCCACCGACGGGATGAACCCGACCAGTTCGCGCGATACCACGTCCAGGGCGCGGTAAATGTCGGGGATAAGATTGGTGAGCGTATTCGCCATGTCAGCGCATCCTTATTAATCAGTGACCGTGCCGCCCGCGTTCAGGAAATCAACGCGGGCTTTGGGGGCGAACGCCTCGAATGCCTGGCGCGAAACGGGGCCGGGCGTAGCGGCTACCGATGGGGTGGCGCCTTTGCTGCGCTCGGCAAAATCCACTTGCGCGGGCAGCGCCGCCAGAAACTGCTCCAGCCAAGCACGGGGTTCGGTCTTGACCGTCTGGCCCGCTTCGGCGAATTCCAGCGGCGCTTCCGGCAAGGCCAGCATCAGTTCGATCAAGCCGGCTTGCTGACGGGGCAAGACCTTGCCGGCCTTGACCTGGGCCTCGGCAAACGAGGTGGCGTCTCGGCGGCGCTGGGCGGCGATTCGTTCCTTCAATTGCTGCTCTTGCGCGGCGAGAGCCGTTTCGCGAGCAGTGAGGGCCGCCTCGCGGGCAGCCAGATCGGTGGGATCACTCATAGATAAGGAGTCCTGAGAGGGGGGAGGAGAGACGGATTCGACGGCGCGTTCGACGGCCGATTGCTCCAGCTCGAATTGCAGGTTGTCCAACGCAGCGTTCGGTACGACCTGATCGGCGGTATCCGTGCCGAACTGGGTCAGCAGCCATTCGCGCAAGCCGCGCCAAAGATCGAGTTGGGTGCGGTTGGACCAGTCAGAGAAATCAGCCGAGAACTCGACGATACCGGCTTCGTTGGCCGCAAAGGTCGGGGTGCGCAAGCCCTTGACGGCCGGCGCGGCGGCGCCCAGGAACCCGACATGGCGCAGGGAATACACTCCAGGGACGGGGTTGCCGGGCGCATCGGGCCGCCAGAAACTGGACGAGATTTTGCTGAAGCGCCCTTCGCGGACCATGTCGGCGAACGCGGCGTCCACTTGCTTGGGGGTGGCTTCCAGCGCGTCTTGGATGGCCGCCAGACTTTGCACCCAGCCGTAAGCGGGAGCGTCCAGCGTCGGATGCCCGACGACCAGCGGCGCTTCATGCTTGGCGGGGTCGTAGGCGGCGGCGGTCGCTTGCAGGTCGTCGGCGGAAAACGAGGCGGTCGCGCCGCCGTTGTCCGTCCAAGTGCCGACCTTGAAAATCTGAAGGAGAGAGGGGGTTGTCTTCATGCCGCCCTTTATAAGGAACGGCTAATATTCCGGTAGCTCTGTTCTCCAACAGAAGCAATACGAGTCGATGCCGCACGGCAGGGCAGGGCTTCCTTTCGCGACGGCCCCAATAGCGAATTTTAACGGGGGACTAACGGGGGTCTAGGGGCGCGGTAGACCCAAGGGGGCGGGTCGGTATCCGAACGCCTAAAAACGGCTTTTTTAAGAGGACAGCCATTCTTCGAGAATATCGAGAACGGTTGCGCGCTCGGCTTCGTCCAACCCCAGGAATGGCCGGGCGGGGATGTTGCGGGAGGCATCGCCGAACTGGTGGGTGGCGCCGTAGAGGCGATCCGTTCCCAGATCCAGCTCGGCGTCGCTCGCAGTGTAATGCAATTGCCGTAGCCAGCCGTCCAGCACCAATATCTTATCCCGATTGCGCCGCTTGCGCTTCTGGTAGTCCGGGGATAGTTCCGCCCACGGGATGCCATCAGGTGAAATCGCCCGGTCGAAGCGCTCCCGATGGGAAATCAGCAGCGACTCGCCGATGTCCTGAAAGACCGGCTTCAGGTTCCCCAGCTTGTCCAGCAGCTTTTTGAGTGACTGCCGGACCGCCGCGTCGTCGTAATCGATGCGGATTAGGTCAGATGCGCCGGCCATGGGCTATCCCCAAAATCCGCCCCATCCCAAGAGCGCGATCCAAATGAGCGCACGCAGCAGCCGGACCCCTAGGTCGGTACGGAACATCCAATAAACCTCATCGTTTTGCGGAACAACGATAGCGTTCAGCGCAATAATGAGGATGGCAAGTATTTTAGGAAGCACTTATCCCCCAGAAACTCCCAGCGCCGTTGCCAGCGCCTCGAACAGATCGGCGGAAACCGCCGGCTTCAGGAACGCCAGCACCGACCGACTCAAGTCGGCAGCCCAGACTGTTTTCTTCGACGCGAGCAAATCCACCAGCGGGGTCGTGG